CCAGTCCTTGATGTAGTCGAAGAACGGTTGGGTGAATTCTTGAATGACGTCAAACGACACGAATCCGAGGGTTAGGCTGCTGAGGATCTGTGAAAATGCACCCTGCAGACCGTCCACAATCTTTAGAGCGATGTTGCTCTCTTCCGAGTTCGCCCATCCTTTGAAGAATCCAATAAATCCATCGATCAGGAGGATCAGTGGACCAAGGAATTTCAGACCCAGTTTAGCGATGTGACCAGCAGGACCCAAGAATGGCAAGATCTTCGCCGCCATTTTAGCAATTGGACCAGCAGTGCCGAAGAATCCCAGAATGGGACCGATTACCCCCATGGCGATGGTCCCCAATCCTCCAAGCAACTTAGCAAAAAAGCCTCCACCAGATGCGGGTTTCACTAGAGACTTCAAGCCTTCCCCCATCTTTTCCATGGATGCTTTCAGACCACCGAATAACTTGGTCCTCTCCCGCTTCTCTTCGTTGCGGGCCTCTTTCTCTGCCGCTTGGTTGCCTTCGCTAGCCTTTACTCCGTCCTTCAAGAGGGATGAAATCTCTGCTAGTGATTTGCCGATTGATTTTGGGTCGTCTGCCATTTACCTACCCCTTTGCGATTCTTCTAGCCTTTTGTTCTCTTCCTTGATGTGGTTGCTCAAGAGAGCAATATAGATCTGTCTCTCCCAAGGCATCATATCTTCGATCTCAGCGATCGAGTAACACTCACTTCTCGCCAAGGCGAAATTGGTTTGATACCAATTCACCAAGGAATCATGACTAAGGCTTAGGAAAAAAAATCGGTCATGCCCTCTGCAATATAGGTGTCTTCTTCACCACATTCTTTACAGATGAACTTGATCTCTTTCCTAACTCTGGGCATTGAATCAAAGAATCCCTTGATCGCTTCCAGATGCTTGTAGCTCAGACTATCCACGAACTCCGTCAATTCTGCGTCTGTCGACTCCGATGCCTTGTACACCTGATCGGAATCATAAATGTAGTCGATGCACCTGATCAAGACCTTCATGGGATCGTCTCCTGTCATGTCTCCAATATCATTCAGACCAGGAGACTTGAGCATGATCCCCATCTCGTTGGTGATCTCTACTTTTTCTTTTCCCTTTTCCATCTTGGTGACCTCAATGTCTGAGAGGTCCACCTTCACCTTGTTCTCTGCGCCGCAGTGACTGCAAGCGATGTTCACCTCTACCGATTCTCCTACCGATCTACATCTGAGGTTGATGAACACATACTCAAAGTCTGCTAGAGAGAACGAGTTGACTGTCTCTTCCGCCTTGGGGGATTCAACGCAGGCGATCACGATCTTCTTTACAGCCTCCGTGATCTCGTTGGGATCCTTGGACTCCGCCGCCATCATCAAGATCTTTTCTTCCTTGACGAGGAACGGGCGGTACTTTAGTTTTTTTCCAGTGGACGGGACTTTCAGTTCATATGTTGGTGTTTTTACAACAGGTAAAGCCATTACGATTCGTCTCCATATTAAATCAGGTTGCCAATGCCACCTAGGTTAAAGTTCTGTAAGGGTCTCTCTACTACCTGTCCTGCGTCAGCCCAGGACTGGAACAGAGTAGAGAAGTTTAGCGGGTTGCCGAATTTGCCACCGAAGATACCGATGTCGTTCATGACGCCGCCGATTTGAGTATCTGCTTTTCTCACCTCTGGGATGTCGTACATAAATTCCTGTGCCACTGCACCACCTAGGGTAATGATAGTGGGTACGTATCTGGTGAAGTTAAGGGTAATGGTCTGTCTGGCGATCTCGCTTCCACCCTCGTTAGACATTTCTAGAGGACCGACCGCCTTAGGCCATACTTCTTCCATTCTGACCCTGTAGATGGGGAGGTCGAACTCGTTCAAGACGTAGATGTATGCGTCGCACATGTAATCCTTGGGATAACCAAGTCTACCGCTTGCTGGGTCGACAATGGCGTCCATCCATGCTTCAAACGCTCTTCTTTCCCAGACGTCTTTTCCGAGGTAGAACTCGATCGAGAGTTCGTTTTCGTAGATTGGTGCATAGGGCATCTCCCTAGAAGGTCCTAGACCCGTTTCATCTGGTGAGGACGCAACGGATCGGCCTGGGACCGAAATGGTGTTCGCCATGAGCGATAGTCTATTGCCCATGAACATGTCCATCATACCTAGCAGTCCTGAGAACTCCACAAGATAGCGGTTTGGTGTGAAGACACCAAACTTCTGGATATTTGCTACCATTCTGTCGATTCTTGGCATGCTTACGACTCCTTGATTTTATTTATACTGTCGCGCCACACGCCTCGCCTGTTCTCCTTAATGAAGGCTTCCGTAGGCAGGTTGATGGCAATGTTCCAGTGTTCTGGTGGCACCACGACCACCTTAGATCTTACCCTGTTGATGAGGTACTTCTTGATGCATGGTTGAAAGAATCTAAACCTCATGCTCTGCTTCAGCATGGCATAGGTGGCGAGGATTCTAGCATCCTCCGACATGGATCTATCGTTCACTTTGGACAGCAATTGTGCAAAGAACACGTTTCGGTACCTTGGGGGTAGATAATGCAGGTTTAGTCCAAGGATATGCTTGGGTTGATAGTCCAGAGAGATGACCAGAGGGAAAGCATCCCAGTAGGGCAGTGTGGATTTAGTCTTGGGGCTGTACCTGTACATGAACATTCTGCCAGGCCTTCTATCCTTCATTATCCGAGCAGCCTGTGCTTCCTCTATCAGGTCGTTTCTGGCGATATCACCCCGTCCATAGATGTATTGGATGTTGTCCCTGAACCATTTCAGCGACCGCCGTTCCTTGGAGTCCACCCCAAAGAACTCGGCTACGTTCTGGACCTCTTTCATGTACTCGGTGTACTCAGCCATTTTTGCCCTTCTTGAATAGGTCGTCTTCCGTCAATACTCTGAACGTCCATCCTCTATTCTCGGCAAACTCGGTGGCAGCCTTCCACTTCGCTTGGTTCACCCCATACGTCATCACCTCTCCCAAGAAACGCCTCTTTTGCTTCTTACCCCTCTTGGGTTCTAAGCACTGCTTCTTGGGTTTGATCTCAATCAAGGATACCTCTTTGAACCCGTCCTTTTTCTGCATCTCGATGATGAAGTCAACGAAGTACCTGTGCATCTTGTTGTCTTTGGGGGACCTGTAGGGTACCACTACCTCTTCACTTCCCCATCTGATGATCGACTCGTTCGTATCACAAAAGACCATGAATTTCCGCTCCCACAAGGAGCGATACGTTATCTTGGTGGGGTCTCCAAGGTATTTCTCTGTATTTTTAGGCTTGTACTTTCCTTTGTAAGACATGGCTTCCTGTCTTATATATAAAAAGGTATAGACACATTAGCGATCCAAGATGGGGGAACCACATGGCGCAGATACCAAATGACGGAGCGATAGGGTTAGGAGGTGGAATTTCAGAAGCCATTAATAGTGCTGGCAATGCAGTCTTCTTCGATGCAGTTCAGAACTCTGGCAACCTGAACAACCTCAACGGCGAAGATGATACCATTCTTGTGTATCCTCTCGATATGCATAACAACCCCACCAAGGGGAATATCATCCAATTCGACATCTTCTACAAGAATCCTGCCACAATGGAAGATGTGACGAACAAGATCAAGGACGTAACCACCAGTACTGTAGAAAAGTTTAAGACCGTCGAGACCCAGCAAAGAGAAGCAATAAATGAACGCGGCTTTTCTACGTTGTCTGACCGACCTAACCAGTTGCCATTTTCACTCGGGTTCGGAGGTAATGTTCCCCCTAACTCTTCAGTTAAAGTGGAACCAGAAGCACCAAGTCCAGATGCCGAACAAACTAATGAGAGCACTAGACTAGGGAAAGCGACAGAGAGGTCTAAGGACAAAGTAACCCTGTTCATGCCTACTGGAATCCAGAACACTGACTCGGTAGTGTACTCTGAACAGAATTTTGCCATGATGAAAGGTCTGCTCGATCTGGAAGTGGGTGCTTTGGTTCCAGGTGCGATGTCTGGACTTGCTGGTGGTTTGGACTCTATCGCTGCCATGGGTGGTGTAGAATTGAACAGCGAAGCCGCTCTCAATGCCGTAACTGGTGTAGTCACCAATCCTCGCAAAGAGCAACTATTCAACGATGTGAACTTCAGAACGTTCGATTTCTCCTTTAACTTCTTCCCCAAGAGCAAGGCCGAGACTGAACAGGTAGCACAGATCATCAAAATGTTCAGATTCCATGCACACCCAGAGGTGTCCAGCAATCAAGTGTTCTATAGCATGCCGTCTGAATTCCAAATCACCTACGTCGACATGAAATATCCGTCTAACAATCCATTTCAGGAGGTTGCATCTTTATTTGGTGCCAACTCTAACGCTGGTACGGTAATTTCCCACAATCAGTGGTTGAACAGGATCGGTAGATGTGCACTAACCAACGTAACCACTGATTACACACCTTTGGGTAGATTGACCTCTTTCGCCAACGGTGCACCAGCGGCAATCACCCTAACTCTTCAATTCACTGAGCTTGAAGCAATCAGTCGTAACAAGATCAAGGTAGGATACTGAACATGCCGTATTTTTCTAATCTTCCAAGACTAAGGTATTCATTCGACGACGGTGTGACCACTAAAGTAGCGGTAGACATCATGAAGAGGGTGAAAGTCCGAGATTATATCAAAGAAAATACCCAATACTTCAGCGAGTATAATATTGAAGACGGCGACACACCAGACACTATCGCCGAGAACATCTACGGGGATTCGAACCTCCACTGGGTGGTGATGATCTTCAACAACATCATCAACCCATACTACGATATGCCGCTCAGCCAGAGGGAGTTGGAGGCGTTCTGCTACAACAAGTATAGAGGCGAGACTTGGTTCCTCACCAGAGGAGACGGTACTGCTGACGTACCTAACGACTTTTACCTAGAGAGAAATCAGACGCTTAGGAACGTGTCGGGTGGGGGTCCAGTCACCGACACCACAGGTATCACTTACGGGGATAATGCTGCTCTAGTCAGAAAATGGGATAAAACCCTGTCTAGTGTGGAGGTAATTGGAATCTCTGGTGATTTTGCCCAAGGAGATTATGTCGTGGGTATCGGCACTTCTGCCGACGGTACCACTTATAACATGCCTGCCAAGATCACCAGAAGAGTGCAGGAGTCCATCTACGCGGCTCATCACTTCCAAGAGACTGGCACTTCAGACGTTTGGTTGAACCCCCTTGGTACTCCTCCCCAGGCTGGGTCTGGAATCCAAGCAGTACTGGGTCACACTGGTGGTGTCTCTGGCGAGGCATCCTCGGATTATGACTACATCGACACTGTGGCGGGTATCACCAACACCTTGTGGTATGCGTACGCCGTCTCTAGTTCAGACACTTACTCAGTCTCCAACTTGCAGTACGAGTTCGAAGAGAACGAGAAGAAGAGGACGATCAACCTGATCAAACCACAGTTCGTTCAGAAGGTAGTTAGAGACTTCGAAGAACTCATGAGAGGATGAAATGGCAGAATCCCGAGACGTATACAGGAAGACTAATGATGTAAACTTTGAAGGCATGAAACTGATCAGCGATCAGGGTGGTGTCATCGATGTTTCCAGTCTGGTGATGAAGGTAGACCTGTTCGAGGATATCTATTCTACATTCATGACTGGAACCACCACGATCAGCGATGGGGTAGGACTGAGATCTCACCTCCCCATTGCGGGTACGGAGTCCTTCGAACTATCGTTCAGAACACCAGGTATTGGTGCCGACATTGTAAATGTTTCTCTAAACGTGGTGTCTATCTCTAAGAGAGAAATCAACAGAAATGGTGCGACAGAGACGTATGAACTAAAGATGCGATCCCCTTTTTATTTGATAAACGAATCTACCAGAGTAGAAGGTTCTTACTATGGTAAGATCTCGGATATCGTAGCTTGGATCATGGATTTCTATTTTCCAGATGTACCTTTTTATGTCCAGCCCACTAGAGGCGAACATAAGTTTACCATACCCAATATGAAGGTATCGGAGGTGATGGATATGCTGTGTAGGCATGCTGTCTCCGAAGAAGGTGATCCCAACTATGTCTTCTATGAGACACTAGGTGGATTCGTTTTCAGAAGTATAGGGGAAATGTGTAGGCAAGACCCCGTGAAACAATACAACAACAAACTCTCTTCTATTAATGATGGAACGGATAAGAGGGTTCAGGATTTTTTGAAGATACAAGAATATCAGGTGGAGTCAGACTTCGACATAGAGTCGGGACTTTCCAACGGTGCTATTGCTTCCCAACTGGTTACACACGATCTAACCACCAAAACAATCAGGTATTCTACCTTCAACTATGTAAATACGTTCGATGACTATACCCACATCAATAAGGAAAGAAAGTTCGCTTCTAGCAGCAGGTATGGTGATGTTTATAATGGTGTTAACATCTTCATGCCTAAGAGTACTTTGAACCACGGTGACCTGTTCGATAACAACCAAGAGTATGAGGAATTTGTTCAGGGTGGACTTTCCACCAGGAGGATGTGGTTGACAGATTCTTTGGCAGTTAAAGTAGCAGGAGACTCTAGACTGAGAGTGGGCAGTGTGGCAGAGTTGAGTATGCCAGCCACTGAACCCAAGAAGGGTATAAACGATCAAAACTACCAAAACAAGTATTCTTCTGGTAAGTACCTCATCACTAGCATTCGCCACCACCTCCTAAATATCGGTACCAAAGAGTACACCAACACCATCGAAATGTCACGTGACAGTCTACCCACGGCTATCCCTGACAGCAAAAAGTTTGAGAACTTAGATGGTGAACAGGATAGGATTTTGACTAATGATTGAGTCACCTAACATGGTATGGTTTCAGGGAGTGGTCGAAGACCGCAACGACCCGCTCAAGCTAGGTCGTTGCAAGGTTAGGTGTGTGGGATTTCATACCTATAACAAAGCGATCTTACCTACAGAAGATCTTCCCTGGGCGCATCCAGTAGCACCCATCACTTCGGCATCTATGAACGGGATCGGCGATACCCCCATCGGTCCAGTTCCAGGCACATGGGTCTGCGGTTTCTTCCGAGATGGTAGCATGTGCCAGCAACCCATTATGATGGGTACTCTTGGTGGCATCCCCCAGAATGTATCTGATCCTAACGTAGGCTTCAACGACCCCACTGGTGTCTATCCTAAAGAAGGGTTCACTGGGGAGGCAGACACCAACAGGTTAGCACGCAATGAGAAGATCGAAGACACCGTAGTTCAAGCGAAAAAAGATGAACTAGACGAGATGGAAACAGCCGCTGGTGTTGGTGGTGGCACCATCAAAGAACCAGAGACGCCTTACGCGGCAGCATACCCTTACAACAAGGTTAGGCAAAGCGAGAGCGGACACATCATCGAGATCGATGACACAGAAGGTAGCGAAAGAATCCACATCTATCACAAGAGTGGAACGTTCATCGAGGTGCACCCAGACGGTAGCATGGTTCGCAAGGTGAGGGGTTCCAACCACGAGGTATTCTTGGCGGACAACAACATCCATGTTAAGGGGGTGTGCAACATCACCGTTGACGGAGACTCTTCCATTCTTACCAAGGGTGAGAGTGTGATCAAGAGCGAGTCTACCCAAATCATCGAAGGTGAAACAGTAGAAATCAAAGCAACGAATAATGTAAACATAAGCGGAGGCAACGGTGCCAGCAAGATCGTCTTGAACACTTCTAGTGTCAAGGCAGATGCCCCTGTCATCCTTCTGAACTCATGACTGCACAAGCACTATTAGACTTCTTAGAAAAGGCTGGAGTTGTCATCGTCCTAGCATCGGACGGTGATGCAATAGTATCCAATAAGAGTTCTAGACAGCTGACCGACAAAGAGAGGGAACTGTTCGTCAGTCTAAGGGAAGAGATCATCTCGATCCTAAAGAGCAGGAAGACCTCCACCAAAGTTGGTACAGATGTCAAGACTATTTACGGTCCCAGCGGTCCTTCTACACTTAGAAGCGAAGAGACTTTCGTCAATTCGTTTAATGGTGCCACTGGTCATGTGACCGCAATCGTTGGTGTGTCTAGTGTCAATGGTGATACTGGGGATGTTACAGTGACCAGTGGTGTCTCTACTGTGAACGGATTGACAGGCGGTGTCACTCTCTCCGCTGGTAGCAACGTAACCATTTTGACCTCATCTGCAGGTATCACCATTTCTTCTGCTGGCGGTACGGGTAGTGGAATCGATTTTACTGGATTTAATGATAACCAGATTCTCTTCTATGACGGTACTGGCATCTCTGGTAACGATGCCATGCTGTGGGCGGACGATGCTAACCACCCTCACGCAGAAATGGATATCGAGGGT